CTCTGCTTGAGATACAGGTTGTCATATCCGGCAGCTTGCGCCAGAAGTCCATTCCAGAACTCATATTCAAGCAGCTTTGGCGTTGCTGCATTGAGCAACCCTTGCGCTCGTGACTGATGATCAGCGACGTCAGCCGCCATTGCTGAGCAGGTGTATTTTGATGACAGAATGTATGGTGTCCAAAGGATTGTTGTGCTATCCTTCGAGAACGGCACACTCACATTGTCGAGTGCACAAACCGCATCGAGATTCAATTCACCGTCACTCAACGGCAAGTAGCTGAAGCCGTTTTCCCATCGAACATCACTTGCGTCGTTGGGATTCCTCGATGACCTGACCAGATTGACTGGCTCTTGAACAAGTGGCGGCGGTATTGCAACACCGCCATCGCTCACCAGTGCCCAATTCCCAATCGGACTGATTGAGAATTCAATCTCTTCAATTACATTGGTCATCATGACCTCCTTAGATCACAGAGGTCAGATTACGGAATGGTGGCTGGCGGGATTGTTCCTACGGACGCACCAGTCGGGTTCGTGGTGACTGTGATCTTGAGGGATTCACTGCCGCGCTTGGCGACGCCCTCAAAATCTTCACGCCAGATCTGGTAATCGTTCGTTGAGTTGAGCGTGCTATCACGCACAACACCAACGTCGATTCGACCACCATCGAGGAATTGCCACGTACCCTCAGCAAACAGGTACGCAACAAATGTGTCAGGCCACGCGTTGACCGCGCCTGCGGCCTGCGCAGCAGCAAAGCTGCCGGCAAGGTCTTCCAACGCCCATGCGATGTTCACATTGCGAGCACTGAACCAATTGGCGATCTGGGCATCTGCAATTGCCAAGTTGTCCTGACCGTCGCGGTCATGCGCCATTTCCATCGCCATGTCGGCGCGGATTGAATCTCGCACCCACTGCGGCAGAATTACTCGCAATGCCGCATCGCCCAAGCGATACCGATACCGGTAACCAGAAACAACCTGGTCAAGCATCGGCAACACATCGCGCGTGGTGCCAATTCCACCAGCGAACGTTGCCGCAATGGAGCCAGTGTCGATTGCACTGAGTAGCGTGAGTTCCGCCACACGTGCCTCTGCAACATCAAGCAAGGCAGTCTGAGCGCTGACCTGCTCAGGATTGAACCGACCCTGCATGTTGCCAATTTCCAGGCAAACTGGAATGCCATAGACAAAGGCACTGGTGCTCGGCACACATGCGATTCGCATGCACGCCTTGGTCTTCGTCCCACCAGTATCATCCGCAACCGTCCATGGTACCGGCGGTGTAATCTGCGAAAGCACAGGCGGGGTGAAGAACGTGACACCACCGCGACTCGCGCCAAACGACGGCAGCGAATTCTTGACCGGACGGTCAGTGCTACCAATGGTGTCGATGGTGTAGTCCACAGCCAAAGGCTGGCAGATACCGCCATAGGCAACGAGTGCCTTGGGATTGATGACGGCTTCGATCTTGCGAGTGTTGACGTACGGGTCATCGCCCAGCAGTCGATCTTCTGGGAACTCCTTGATCATGCTGGCGACCAGAACGTCATCCGGCGTGCCGCCACGGCCCAATGCCTCAAGCTTGCGCATGAAGGCATTCGACAACTGCGTGTGCGATGTAATCTCCTGCCCAACGCCAAAGCCAGGAATGTCACCAGCGGCAACCATGCGAGTGCTAACTCGCGCCGCAGCCATTTGCTTGGCCTTGCGCTTGGGAGGCACAACCTGCGCACGCGCAAGCTGGCCCATGCTTGGCCGCTTCACAGACGCCGCAACAGCTACAGGCGCAACCTCGGCGCCAGCAGGCGCTGGTGTAGCCTCAGGCTCTTGCTTTTCGCCATCGCCTTCAGTCTCTTCATCATCGCTCGACTCGTCATCGTCATCTTCGCCATCATCTGGCTCAGTGTCTTCTGCCGGGTGAACGTTTGCGCGCATTTCAGCAAGCGAATTCTCAGAACTCGCAGACTGATCACGCACTGCGCTGATGGCCGCGCTGATCTCACTCAAATCAGCAAGCGACCCATTGTCGCCATCGATGTTGTCAAACTCATCGATGAGCTCTGCTTCCAGCTCAGACAGTTGATCTGGCGACAGCGTCGCCAGGTTGTCCAGTCTGTCCCCAAACTTGTCACGCCAGGACATCTGATCCTCTTTTCCAACGGTTGGTTTACGTTGGGCAATTGGGGATCAGGCTCAAAGCTATGTGAGAGCCACGATCTTGTTTGCCGGCCAAGCAAGCACTATGTACCTGCTAACTGCCAATTCACCTCCCATTCTGCTTATGGACCTGCGACCGCAGATCACGCCTCACATAGCCAGCAAGGACATCCATGTCCCGCTGCGAATAGCCATTGCCTGAATTGATCTTTGGAGATTTCCGATTCCGAAGTTTGATGGCATCTGCTTGCGTTACGCGCCCAGCAGCAACCAGCGCCATAGGTGCCCCCGCTGCAACCCGTGCGGCTGGTCTGCGCACAGCAAAGCCGGGAACATTCACGGCCAATGCTGCAACCAACTCAAGGTTGCCACCAATTTGACGCCAGTCGCCGCTGAGCGCCGCACCACGCAGGCGACGGACTGAAAGCTCATCGACATCTGGGCGCAGAGACCCATGAACCCAAATGCCGTATGAATCATCTCCAGCCGCAACATCAGCGACAACCGTGCCAGTATTGTCGTAATGCGCCTTTGTGGACGATGGATCCTGCCACAACTCTGCGTGGCCGGTATTCATTGTGATCACGCCTGTGGGAATCAAACTGTCATTCTCACACAATACGCAACCAGTTCGGAAATAGGAATAGTCACTCATGCTCTTGGGAGCATTGATGCATTGATTCGTATAGCTCATGTGACATTCTGACCACAGAGCAAGGTGACCATACAACTCACCTTTTTCTGTAATCGTAATCGCAGTCGGTCCCTCAAGCTTGGGGTTGCTATACCATTCTACAGGCGGCACCATCGGCGCAGCCATCTTCCCAGAAGCCACAAGGGATTCAAGCTGCGATTTGGGCATTGTTCGTGCTCCCTGCTTGTCGAGAATCTGCACGCTTGGGTAGAACCACTTTGGATCTGGGTCACTTGCCAAAGCAGGACTGCCAGCAGCAGCCATTGATACATCGCCAATAGTAATGTACGCACCCTCGAATGCGGGGAACGGGCAGATAGTGGCGCCCATGATGCGACCACTCGTGATCTTCTCACCGACAGTGGCGATTTCAGGCGTTTCTGAATCAGAAGGCTCAGTCTCTGCTGGTTCTTTGTCCTCGGCATCAGCGACAAAGCCAAACAACCAATCGAAGATATCCATGTCGCCATATGGATCGTCAATCTCATTGCCATCGGCATCGAGATACACAATCTCGCTGACAGCATCCCCGATATCAACGCTCACTCCACGAAGCATGCCTTCATTGACAAGTCGCTTGATCTCTTGAGCCTCAGCACTCGTGTCGAACTTGCCATTCGCATACAGAATTGAAGTATCTGGACCAAATGCTTCACCTGTATGCGAATTGATCTCGCCAGCACTCGGTGTACGACGATCAATGCTATCAATGCGACCAGATAGCTGCGCATCTTCATGACCAAATGTCGTTGACTTAAGAGCCATTGTTGGCAACGGAAGATCGCGCCATGTAAGAGCACCTGGCGTAATGAATCGACCGTCACCAGTCCATTCGCCCTCAATTACCATGATCGGCATACTGAATGTATTGTCGTCATTGACTTCTGCTTCTGGTAATGAGCCATCGTCAACGACATTGATTTGCTCACCAGCGGCAGTCTTGCCTGACCAATTGACTTGACGCTTCGTTCGCATAGCTGAAGCGGCAGCTTTCGGTGGGAATGGCGACTTGGGCTTGCTATCGTCAGCAGGAGCAGCATCATCAGCAGGCTCGGCAGCGACGGCCTCAACAGCCTTGATTTGTGTCTTCTCGGCATTGGGATCTGCATTGTTTGGATCACCCTTGCTGTCAGTGACAGCACCGTTGTCATCCAAAGAATGCGTTGTCGTTGTCGTCGTGCCATCATCATGCTTCGCAGTGACTTTCAGATTGGCGCCATCGTCGTTGCTATCAACATTCTTTGGGTCAATCTTATGCGCATCAGCCACATTGTTTTGAATTGCGCCATGCGTCTCTTCATCCAGCTTGGCTGCGAACGTCTGGCCTTTGCTCATGTCTGCGTCCTCACTCGCGTACAACGCTGCTAGTTGGCTGTCTGCATCTGCTTCTGTAGCATGACATCCAGCCACACTACCATCATCGTCCTTGACTACAGCCCATGGCTCGCTTGATGGGCACTCACTTGAGTTCTGTACCTTGTGCCACGGCATTACGCTGCCGCCTCAGCAGATTCTCCATTGCCCTCAGTCGTTGTAGCGCCACCATTGCTCCAATTGACGGCAAAGTCACAAGAGCAACCATCATGATCACCAGGAATGAAATAATCAACGTCTGGCCATTCATCTTGATTGAGTAATGCGTCATCTGTCCAGTCGTTGAATTCAACGCCATCAAGTTCAACATGCGGCTCAAATGGATTCGGCGTGAATCCGTGAATCCATGTATAGCTTTCAATGGACATTCCTTCACCGTCCATCGTCTCAGCTACAGCAGGTCCAGTTGTTACACCGGGCATTACATCTTGTGATATCGATGGGTCGAATGTCTGCGCATCTCTTGGATGCAGCAACGCGCCACCAGCTTTGCTTATGGCAGTCTTTACCAACCTTGGCGATACCAAGCGCGTCTTGCTGATCTCTGCTGCTTCCTCGACATCATCTACTTCAAGAGAACTAGCAGCATCGCTCAGATATGAGACCGCTTGACTATTGAGCCCAGTGCGAAGCGTCTGCCATCCCTCACCCGCATAATCGCCCAATTGTTGGGCAAGGGTCTGGAATTCTTCTGGTGTCTTGCCGACCATCTTGGCAAGCGCATTGACTGTCTGCGAGTCAGCATACTCAAGGTATTGCCCATATTCAGCTTCTAACGAATCCCATGCCTCGTTGAGAAGCGCCATTTCATCAAGTCCAGCAGCGGCCATCATGCTATTCGATATTAGGAAGCACAACTTCAAATTTGAATGACTTGCACACCATGCTCGACCAGCTGCCGTGCGACCTACCGTCGTGCGAATGCGCGCACCTGCCTTCTCTAAAGCGCGAGACATTGTCGCATTGCTAGCAGTCAGCAGTTTATCATACAGCTCTTTCTCAATCTTAGCAAGTTGTTTATTGCCTCGCTTGATACTTGCGTCTGTTGGGCCTTTTGGGTTTGCGGCTGCTGCCAATCCATCGGCAGGTGTAATTGAATCAGGTGGGCCCTCTGTGGTTCGGGGGTTACCAGCAGAGGACCCACCATCACCCGGTGCACCCGCATCAGGCTGTTCTGATATGGCCCCTGGCAATTGATGATCATGACTACCAGATTGAACTTGTGTAATGTCAATTGAACTATCCATGCGCTTGATGATCTGCGCGACAATTGTTGGATCAAGTCGAGATTGCTTCATAGCCAAACGTGTCAGCATCTCAACTTCATCGGGCTTGTCGGTATCGCTGAAGCCCATGGTATCGCGCAAAGCGGCATCACTCAAAGCAAAGCGATCATACGCAGACATTGCATCTTGGCTGCGATCTGGATGACGAACTAAACGCGTTGGGTCATGCCATAGCAGAACTCTATCAACCCAAGCAGGGTCAAGTCCATCATATTGCTTGAGCGCGAGTCGCAGATATCCGGCAGTGAGTGCATCGTCAATAACCATGACGAGAGGCTCAATGTGATCATTGAATGTATCATCACTGACAGCCCATGCCGTCCAGTG